TGCAACTTGAGTATGGATGCACTGATTTTATCGAGGAGCTTTGCCGAAGTGCTGGTGGCCATTTTGTACCGGCACCAGTCGCAAGCGAATTAGATGCGGTAGAAATCTCAACTTTACAACTGCGTGAACTGTCCGCGCGTGGATTGTTGTTTGAGGCGTTAGAAAAAGCGCTGGCGGACGGTGAAATCACAAGCGCGGAAGAAGATTTAATCCGCAAATTATTGAACAAGCATTTAGCAGCAACACAACACTCAATTGAGTGCGTGATCTCGCTAAATAAACGGCAATAAAAAACCACGGCTGCAACCGTGGTGATTTACTAAGAAAAACTTAGGAATGTAAAGCATGGAAAATCTTAATCAAAACGAGACGACAAGTCAAACACAATCAGCACAGATTTTAAAAGCACTCAAAAACGGCGAAAGATTAACGCACTTAGACGCAGAAAAACGGTTTAACTGCTTACGTCTTGGTGCTCGTATCTATGACCTTAAAAAGCGTGGGCATAACATCATCAGCAAAATGATTACCGTGCCAAGCGGAAAACGTGTTGCCCAGTATTGGTTGGAGGCGTGATGAGTAACGATCGTTTTATCCCAAATTCTTTCCAAGTCCCGAATGCGTTAGTTGATGACTTAATGGCGGAGCTTGGCGGCGTTGAGCTTAAATGCTATTTGCTTGTAATCCGCAAAACTAAAGGCTGGAGTAAAGAGTTTGACGCAATTTCACTCAGCCAATTTGTGACTTTTACGGGCGCGGGTAAAACTGCGGTAATTAACGCGTTAAAAAATCTTGTAGATGCCGGTCTTTTAGTCCGCAAAGTCGGCGCGAGAAATACTTCCGTTTACGCCATCAACTTGTTCAGAAATAGCACTAGTTCAGAAAGTGAACTAGTTCAGAAAGTGAACATCACTAGTTCAGAAAGTGAACCAGTCACTAGTTCAGAAAGTGAACATACAAAAAACAATATTAAAAACACTATACAAAATACAAATAAAAAAAATATACAAAAAAAACCTGCGATTTTTGGCCTTGAATCACACTTTGAAAAATTCTGGTCGGCAGGCATGCGTAAGGTTGGAAAACCACAAGCGCTGAAAAGTTTTAAATCGTCCTACGAATCATACAACGCCGAATATCCGTTATCGCTTGACGATTTTACGCAAATGCTTGTTGATGACGTGGTAAAGCGCAATCAACTTTGCCAATTTGGCTTTGACAAGCTACACCCAGCCACCTACCTGAATAACTGGCGTTGGCTTGATGAGTATCCTCAATCAAACAGCAAAACAACCGAAAAGCCAAGTGCGCATAACAATTTCAGCGAGCGTGACTACGGCAAACAAGTGATCCCTGATTGGGTTATGGACGGTGCGGCATGAATAAAATCGAACTACAAGAGATCCTAACAGCATTGCGGGCGGATTTATCAAGCGCAATTAACGGATTGCCTGATGGCGAAAATTTAGAGCCTGCAATGCAAGAAATCGGAAATTGCGATAAGCACGGTGAATTTACTAAGTGGACGCGCAAAATCCTATTCTTGAAAAACAAATTTGAAACCAAATGCCCGCACTGCCTACGCGAAGAAATCAAGAAAACCGAAGAAAAATTACAAGGGTTTGATGACGCCGAAAAGCATAAAGTCATTGATAGCCTGAAAGAGCAATCAGGCATTCCGCGGCGGTTTGTCGGGGCAAGTTTTGATAACTACCAAGAAACCGATAAGAACCGATTGGCAAAACTAACCTGCCAACGCTATGCCGAGAAATGGGCGGAAAGATTTAAACAGGGCGGTGGATTGGTATTTTGCGGCAAGCCAGGTACCGGCAAAAATCATCTTGCTTGCGCAATCGCCAACAGCGTGATCGAACAGCACCAAGCTGAAGCATTTATTACCACCGCAATGCGAATCATCCGAAAGGTGAAATCCACTTGGGATCGAAACGCGGAAATGACAGAGGAAGATGTGATCCGCGTGTACTGCCAAAAAGACCTGTTAATTATTGATGAAGTGGGCGTGCAGTTTGGAACGGATGCAGAAAAAATTATCTTGTTTGAAATCATTAATGAGCGTTACGCGCAAATGCTACCAACGATTTTAATCAGTAACTTAACAGAATCTGAATTAAGTAATTATATCGGCGATCGCATCATCGACCGCATGAAAGAGGGGCAAGGCGCAGTGATTAAGTTTGATTGGGATAGTTACAGAAAATGACAGACTTTGACAAGAACACATGGCAAACGCCGAAGTATGTTTTTAACTGGCTCAAAAACAAATTTGGCTGGTTTGATTTAGATGGCTGCGCAAATGCTAAAAACGCCTTGTGTTGTCACTACATTGGCGAGCAAGGGACGGATGACGATGATAATTTATCTATTGCCCCTGATTTTTTAGCCGACAACATTTTTGATTTATTGCTTGATGAAGTGGATGAGGTTTGCTCTTTCCCACTACGGATTTTCGTCAATCCGCCTTACAACAACCCACTGCCGTTTGTGTTGCGTGCAGCAGCATTACGCAAGGCTGGTTATTTTGTGGTGATGTTGTTGCCAATGGATAAATCGACAGAATGGTTTGAGGTTATCCGCAAAGAGGCTAACGAGGTGATCGACATTATCGGCTTTACCGACCACAAAAGGAGATTTAATTCGGGCCGAATCAAATTTATCAATCCAGTGACCGGCAATGAGGTTGGTGGAAACAACAAAGGCTCAATGGTCGTTGTTTTCGACCCGTGCGCAGATGACTTTGTTCAACGGTCGGTCAGCATCGGACATATTCAAAAGTGCGGTGGTTACGAGTCATGAAAATCCCAATGATTAAAAACGCGGGCGGGGTATTTTGCCCTGCTGATGAGATGTATTTACCGGCACTGCAGGGGTTTAAAAATGGAGAGTTATATAACATCGAAATCAAGAAAACGCGTAATCCCGCTTTTCATCGAAAGGTATTTTCGTTCTTCAAATTCTGCTTCGATCACTGGTCGGCGGACAAAACAGACTGGAAATACTTCGACGAAAAAAAACAGTTCGACACATTCCGTAAACACTTAACCGTGTTAGCCGGGTTTAAAGAAGTGACATACAACTTAGACGGCGGATTACGTGTAGAAGCGCAGAGTTTGAGTTATGCCAACATGGAACAAGACGAGTTTGAGAGTTGCTATAAAGCACTTATCCGCGCGGCAATATCAAACATTTTTAACAACACAAAAGACGAAAACGTCATAAATCAGCTTTATGCGTTTTTCTGGTAGATGGAGATTTTACGGAAGATGAACACTTTAATTTTTATTTTTATTGCGGTGAGTTGCTTTGCTATTGCGTTTGTGACCAACGGCGGAACCGGGGTGTTTGCTTTGTTGCTGTGTTTTATCAGTTTTGTTTTGGGTGTGAATATCCACGCACAAATTGTGAGGGATAAAGCTAAGAACGGGGAGCTATTGGAAGTTGGCAAGAAGTATTACGAAGTTAAGTACGTGAAGGATAAGGTGGAATGACGAATAAAAAGAAGCTTACGACCGCAATGGCAGAGGTAATAGCGGCTAACTTGGCGCGTAAAGCGGTTGATGACGAAAACGAAAAATTAATGCGTGGATTGACTAAGCAGCGAGACGAATGGCTAAAGTGGAGACAGTCCGGCAAACGAAATGTGGATGTGATTAATGGAGTGAGACGGTGATTTGGTTTATTTGGATTCTTTCGATAATTGGATTTTTATTTGGTAACTATAAAGACAAGATAATTGAGTTTGCTATCTTTTTGGTTTTAATCAAAATCGCTTATAAGTTAGGGGTGTTTTAATGGCTAAGGCACCAAAACAGCATAAATGCAAAGTATGTGGGAGCTACTTTGTAAAAACGTTCAGTAGTACGCAAAAGGTTTGTTCGCCGGAATGTGCAATTAAATTATCTCGTGAACAATCCCGCAGGGCGCGAGAAAAGAAAGATAAGCAAGAGCGTATTGAATCTCGTAAAAGAATAGCCGCACTTAAAGAAAAAACCAAAACCAAGGGGGAATTGACGTCAGAAGCGCAAAGTGCGGTGAATCGATATATTCGGCTGCGTGACAAAAATCAGCCTTGTATATCCTGCGGAAGACCTCTTACAAACGACCAGCTTGGTGGCGGTTTTGATGCTGGGCATTATCGTAGTCGTGGTAGTGCGGCACATTTGCGATTTTATACGCTAAACATTTTCGGACAATGTAAGAAGTGCAACCGATATTTGGGTGGAAACTATCAGCAATTCAGGCTTGGTTTAATAGATCGAATTGGATTGGCAAAGGTTGAGGAAATTGAAGCAGATCAACGAATAAGAAACTACTCAAAAGAAGATTTGAAAAGAATTAAACAGATTTTTAATAAAAAATGCCGATTAATTGAAAAGCGTAGAGGTCTTAAATGAGCATTAACATCAACAAAGTATCGGTGCAGTGGGGATATTGGGCTACTCCTCGTTATGAGGGGGAGTATCCGCGCGTGTCAGCAGGGTTTGCAGAGCTTAAATGTGATGCACGCTATTTGCCAAAATATCGAGTGGAGCCGATTACAGATGATTTAGGCATGCAGATTGACGGGCACATGCAGACAATGAAACGTGTATCACCGGAGCTTTACGATGTCTTTATGCTCACTTACGTTAAGCGGTGGGATAACATTGATATTTGCCGACACTTAAACTTATCAAGACGTGAGTATTTTCAGCGCCTCAAAACTGCCAAAACATCACTGCTTTTGATGATTGAGTGCCAAAAATGTATTTTTGTTGCATAAGTGCTTGACAGTGCGCACTAAAAATGTATCATTATATGTAATTTGCGGTTTTAGCGCATAGCGAACGCACAAAAGAATTTTACAGCCCTGATCGGAAACGGTCGGGGTTTTTTTGTTATCAAACTGTAAGGGCGTAGTCTAATGGTAAGACAGCGGTCTCCAAAACCGCTAATTGAGGTTCGATTCCTTGCGCCTTTGCCATATCACAAGCTCACGTTAACGCGTGGGCTTTTTTATTGCCGTGAAACACGGCGGAGAAAACAATGCCGATGAAAGAGCCTGATGTGTGGGCAATGATTATTGCCTGGCTACAATTAAATT